TGGCTACCAGTGCCTAAGTTATAAAAATTGCTGGCAAACGGACGGAAGCCGGTGGCCTGCGTGACCGTCACTGCGGTGGTGCCAATACCCGTGATTGCGCCGTTTGTCCCCAGCATCGTAATGAATCCGCTGTCTTCGGCCAGCGTGCCGTTGCGCACCCCCGTCGTTGCGCTTACGGTGTTCAGCCGGGTGACGAATGCGTTTTCCGAGTTCTGGTACGCCAACGTGCCAAAGATGACAGGTGGTTGCGTGCCGATCTCAGCGATGTTTGCAACTGCAGCTATTTCTGCGGTGTAATCAACCGGCGACGGAACTAACTGCAAATCTTCCAGCGTAGCGGCGCTTTGGCCGCTGCCTGTCAGCGTAAATAGGTTCAGCAAGAACCGATACCACTCACGCGAGATCAGGCCCGTGCGCTCATCAGTAAACGGCACACGCGGCGGCGTGATGTTGGTGATGTTCGGCGGGCTGGTCATGCGTTGGTGCCGCTGATGTTCAACTCAGCACCCATGATGGCAATCTTTACGGGGTCTGTGCCACTGATCTCGTACACGCGGTCGCGCAGCTTCAGCGTCATGCCTAGCCGGCGCCAGAACGCGCGGTGGCCATACTCTCCGACGCGTCCGATTGACGTCCAGTGTTCGTTTGACCAAGTGTGCCCGCCGTCATCACTCCAACGCAACATAACCTTGGGAGATGTCGTCAGCACCGCCGACGAAGTGACTGTCAATAGCACGCCGTTTTCAGTAATGATGATAGATCCATTCTCAGCCGACAAAAACCCAAGAACAGTCTCAACAATTTCTGGTGGGTCGTAGACGTTGAGCCCCACGCCCGTTTCGCAGTCAAGCTGAAGCGTGTGGTGCGCTGTGCGTTTCAAATTGTTCTGGCCAGTGGGCAGCGCCCGCCACGACCGCAGCCATTTTTGCGCCGTGCCGTTGTCGGCGTACACATCCAAGTCCAGCGCGTAGATGTTGCCGTTTTCGTAGTCGCCCACAACGATCTCGTTGGCGAACGACATTTGGCAGTTGCCGCGATGGCGCAAAAACGTGCCGGTTACCGCATCCCAGCCGGCACGCTCATGCCAAGCGCTGGTGGACACGTCATAGACCCAAGTGGTATTGGCCGTGGGAAAGTTCAGCACATAGAAGGCATGGCCGTCTTGCTGGTAGGTGTACCCCACCGCGTCAGCCAAGTTGCCGTACTGCTGGATCTGCCACTCCACCGCGTGCGTGCTGATGCGTTGGCCCGTATAGCCATTCGCACGGTAGACGATGCCGCGCCCGCGCGCGTCAGCGCCGAGCCAAAACAGCCCGTTGTCCAGCCTAGCCACAGAGAACGCTGCAGCGCAACCGATCTCGTTGAACGCACCCTGAATCCGCGTCAGGGGAAAATCGACAGCGCCGCTGTCATACCAGACTTCAACCGAGTTGGTGCCGAAGAGCCAGGCTTCACGGTGATCGATGATCAGGCTCACCAAGCCGTCTGGCGAGCCTTCTGCGCTTGCAAAATCCAGCGGATCTACCGAGGTGCCATCCAGCAGACTGGTGACCCATACGCGCTGGCTGGTAGGCTCGTTAAAGACAAAGTACCCGTCAAGATAGCCGACCGTTACTGCGCCGGGGAAGTCTGGGTCTGTGATTTGCGAGAACGCACCCAGACTGGCGTTATAGATAAAGCTCGGCCCATTGCACGCGATGAACAACTGCGTGCCGTTGTCGGCCATGCTGACCGGGCCGGTGCCCGTTAGCGTGCCGAGCGTGGTTACCTGCCAATTGGAATTGACGCGGTACAGCGTGTTGCCGCTGGCCACATAGCCGTAACCGCCGAAGGCCCACAAACCTCGGACAGGCCCGCTGCCGACAGACGCCAGCAGCCGCAGCCCCGGCGCGCGTTGCAAGAACGCCGGCTCTTTGCCTGCTTCCGGTACGATCTCCGGAAACAGATTGATCATGCGGTTGTCCGCAGCATTGACGCTGCGGGCAACGTAGCTGGAGCCGAGGATCGGCGTCTTCACGGTTTAATAGTTCCCCGCGTACACGTTGAACCGCTGGCGAGTGGCCACCAGCGAGTACGGCAGGCTCATAATGTCGTCAGGGTTGTTGATGCGCTTCAGATTGCGCTTGGACGTCATAGCAATCCGCACCACCTGCGGCGAAGGCTCGACACCGAACTCGGGCGCGATCTCCATTGCTAGGTTGTAGGTGAACGCACGCAGATAGCCTGGCGGAAACGTCAACTCGGTGGCCAGCGTTGCTGGCTGCGTCAGTTCCTCAACCGAGACGAAATGCCACTCCAGCAGCCGCGTGGGCACTGGATAGATGTACATCTCAATGTCGGGATACGTCATGTTGATCCACAGCACCTGCGGATACGTTGACGTGACCGTCTTGACAGCAATACCGTTGTACTGCTGCTGGTTGATCATCTTGATGCCGAAACTGACGTTTGTGCCGGGGTCGCGGAAGTACGTCGAGTCGTCCAGCCGGACGGGCCGGTTGCCCACAAAGTCGCCCGTAGGCCCCAGAGTGCGGCTGATTGTGCTGGTGGGCCAGTTGAACACTTGGTCTTGCGTGCTGAACACAGACAGCCGCTCGGTGTTCCACGAGTCGATCATCTGGTTCATTGCCGTCAGCGAGTCCTGCATGACGGCGGCGGATGTGGTTTCGCCTTCTGCCAATACGCCCAGCAGACGCAAGGCGCGCTGGATCTGATCACCCGCTGAGGACATTCTCTGGCTCCTTACGGCGGCGGCGACCCAGTGCGTTCACTGGTGGCGCGGCGTCTTGCTCGTTTTCAACGCCGGGAGTATACCGCTCCCACCCGTTTCGCTCGTCGTAGATTGCCTCCATTTCCATCGTGGCAACCTTGGCCCCGTGGATGGGGTGGCGAAGATAGATGACAGCCATTGAGACAAGGGGCCGAAGCCCCTTTCCTTACACGCAGTGGATCAACGCGAAGTTGAGGATGACCGCTTCAGACAGCGACCCCGCAGTCAGGTTACGCAGCGCAATGACCGCAGAACCAGCAGTCATGCTGGAAATGTAGGTTGTATATGCCGCAGCCGTACCGCCGCCTGACACGTTCACGACGATTGAGTCGTTGGCGGAAATGAAGCTGTTGTTCATTGTGAAAGTCACTGCGGTATTGCCCGCCAAAGCCGTGGCAGCCATAGTGATGCGGCCAGCAGCCTTGTTCAGCGTTACCGCTGTGGTCTTGTCCGTGGCCTGCGTTACCGTGCCCTGCGCGTCTGCGGTGTACCCCAACTCGCTGGACGCATAGATGGTACCCCCACTAACCGAAGCGCCAGTAACAGCGCCCGTAACAGCAACCGCACCCGTAACGGTAACGCTTTCGAACTCGGGGTCGCTGTACGCGACGCCGACAGCCTTGGTATTAGGCATGATCAATCCTTTCAAAAATGCGCGGCCCGAAGGCCGCGCGATGCGTCAAACCACGCGATACAGCGTCCAAGCGCCAGCAGCGCTCTTGCGAGCAAGCAGCGCAGCGCCGGTCGTAACGGGGATCGTCATGGTCAAAGAACCAGAGACAGTCCAGCCGGTGCCCGCAGCGATGATTGCGGTGCCAGAAGACGTGCCGAGGTTGACCAAACGGAAAGTGAACGAAGTGCCCACTTTGTCCGAATTGGTCAGCACGGCTTCCAGATCCGCCACAGTGGGCAGCGTGTAGGTCTGAGCCGCAGCGGTGACACCGCTGTTGGCCAGAATCAGACCGTTCAGCACTTGTGCCGGGGTCAAGGTTGCGGTAGCCGCAATCGATACCGGCTCGGGGAGCGCGTCGATCAGGGGTTCGTTGAGGTTGCCGTCGCCGACTTGATAGCCGCCACCACCATTAGGGAGTGCCATGATTGAGTTTCCTTTCAGTGTTCAGTTGTAAGACTGGGGGCCGTAGCCCCCATTGTCATCAGCCCCAGAGACGGCAGGCCATCTGCGGACGAATAGTGCTGAAACCATACAGCACGTCGATCCGGCAAGGCATGCGGTCGTTGTTGATGTCGTACTGACG